TTCATCATCTCGGCCCGAAGAATCGTCAGATACCCTGTTGGGTTGTTCTTCCTTGTAATCCGGATAAAATTTTTTCAGTAATTTTTTCGAGATTGTTTCTTTTGTTACAATTTCAATAACATTACCGTTACCATCTCTATCTACCACATAGCGGTTGAGAGGATAAAGCTTGAGCCCATCCTTACCCATAAAGATAAGAGCATTACCAGCAACTACAAGATGCTTTAGTGCCTGGTGAACGACAACACGATCAGTAGAAGCCGCAATAGACTCCATGATAGTACGTTCAACTTTAGCAAACGACAAGTCAAGTTCTGATCTAATCTGTGGTCCTAAATCTTGGGGAATGTTAATATCGTTAACTTGGAGTTTAAAGAAACTAGTTTGTGGAGGTAGCAATGCAAGCATAAGTTTACTTGCAAGCGTCACCACACCTTTAGCTCCTGTTGATTGCCAAGGTGTTTGAAGTTTAAGAGCACCTTTAGTAAAGTGCTCGTCTTCCCTAATAAGATAAGGTAAAGTTAGATCTGCGGCTTGTCTAGCACTGTTTAGAAACTGGGAACGGTCTGAAGACAATCTGTCATAACGAGATTTAGCAGTCATTAGATGTTAATGTTCCCTGAATTAATTGACAATCCAGCATACGCTGGTGTATTAAATTGTACTGGTCTCCTACGGAAACCTGCTGTGCCTCCTTGTTGTGGAGAACTAGTTTGACTTGAACCTATCTGAAGGTTAGGTGCACGGCCAGCAATTGATTGGTTTGCCATAGAAACATCAAAACCTTTTTGTTGTTTTGCAAGCCTTTCAACAAAAGAGGCTTCTTGACCTTCAAATCTTGTTTTAAAATCTGCAGCTTGATTAGCAAATATTGTATCATAAGCTGCAGCTTGCTCAGCTATTTTTTTATCATAAGCTGAAGCTTGATTAGCTAATTTTGTATCATAAGCTGAAGCTTGTTGAGCAAATTGGTCTGCAAAACCAGTTTTTAAACCACCAATTTGCAACCCATATTTTTTAATTAATTCTTGTGTTTGAGTTTCATAATTTGCTTGAGCAGCTGCAAATTTGTTCCCAAAATCTATTTTTAAATCATTTATAATAGATTGGTAGGATTTTGTGGATGCTTGTGCATCAGCTATAGCTTTATTTAGAGCAGCTTGTCTGGCGCTTAAAGATGACTGCAGCTGAGTAATTTGTGATTGATATGGATTAGTAGGAGTCGCTGGTGCTGGAGCAGGTTTAGCGACTGGTTTAGGAGTAGGAGCTACGTAGTTAGGGTCTGTAAAAATATTAAACGATTTAAGTCTTTCTCTGTAACCGCCTCGGCTTATCCTTACGAGTCCGTCTCTACCAGCGCCTTTGTATTCGGGCTGAGTGTAATAAAAACCTCCGCTGCCTGTAAGTGTTGTGTAATCTTTAATACCAAGCAATTGACGCGATCCTTCAGGCACGTCACCTATAATAAAACCCGCCTTTAGCTTACCACCTTTACCTTTTACATCATAGTACTTAGCAATATCTGCGCCGCTAATATGTTGAAGGTTACCTTCGGATAAGGCTTCTCTAAGGTCTTTTTTTGAGGTAAATTTTTTAACAGTTTTACCTCTGTCTGAGGTATAAAACCCAAGTTGTGTTGCGTATGGCGAAAACAAACCCACTATTCTTCCTCCATATATTTAATGACCCACTCAACGACACTACGCTGACCAGATCGGTACATAATTTTTTCCATTGTATCTTCAGGTGTAGGGTTAGTGGGTGGAAAGATTTCTTCTAGTCTGGCAAGCATAGCATTGGCTGTCATACCACGAACGTCAAGAAGATTTAGATCAGGCATATTGTGGGAGGTTTACGTTAGAATGCTCAAAGAACGCAGGCATTCTAGCAGACTTAGTTTCGGAAAGCTCAGGAGCCTTACCCTCATACATTAGCCTATCGCTAGAATCAAGCCAAAATTTTTTGTCCAAATATTTGTCCTGAGTATTAATGCCTAGTGGTTGCATTACCCAGTTGATAGTTGCCTTGCGGAGTTTATCAAGAGAAGGGCTGATATTAAGCCCCAGCTCCCGACAAATAAGGCTATTGGTAGCAACGTGAATTTGTTCATCTCTACTTATGTCGGCGCTGACCGTACGCATTCCAGCGTCACCGTTAAAGCGGAAGAATGGTAGAAGAACGAAGAAAATTGCACGTTCGGCAACCATTGCTTTGGTAATCGTGTGATCAGGATGCGAAATCCACGCTTTCTGGAGTACCAAGGCTTCCTTTTCAGCCTTCTCATCAATACCGTAGGCATTTGCAATGTAACCCAAAGCGAGGTCATGGTTCTCCTCGTCTGTAACGTTGGATTCCAAAAGACTACGCGCGGAGTTAGGAACATTTTTATCCAAGGCATCTTTAATAAAATCTCCCACAGGTAGTTCCATATGTCGCAAGGCAAGAGCACGGAAGATTGCCTCCTCCGCACCCTCTTTGCATGTACCAGCAGTTGTCTGTACTGGTGTCCATTTGCGCTTTCGCGCCATTAGTTTTTCGTAAGGGTTCATTCTGCACAATCACATTGAGGTTCTGGGGTGTCCTCAAGCAGGCTGTTCAGATAATCATTTACGTCCTCCTCATCCAGAGCAGCATACGCATCAGATTTATCCTGAACATCGCCCATAACTTGAAGCGAGTAATAAAGGGAAGTCTGGGGCGATTCAAGCCACTCTTCAATAAATGCTTCGTCATACGTGACCATATCAGACCACGAGTTGAAGCTGTATCCGTGAAGAAGTCCAGTTCGATTAAGTAGAGTCATGATGCCATCGGCAACACGTTTGTAAGCTTCCCAGCCTACTTCACTGGCGATCTCTACGTCACCATAGTTGTATGTTTGTACTCCGAAAGTACCGCTGTCACGATCGACTGTCTGCGAGATAGGTGGAGCGATTTCTGGTGTCGCAGTATAACCATCCAGATCTGTGCTTCGATAACTGCAGCTGGCAGTGGGCGCAATAGCAAAGGCTCGAACCATTTTAGCAGTGCGAGCAACTTGGGCTGCCTGCTCAACTCCAGATGCAATTTGGGTGACAATTTCATAAGCTGCAGACCGTACTGATTCTCCTTTGTTGAATTGTTCCAACGCACGACCGAACTGATCATACGTTACTCCGTACCGCCGTAGGAGGTTGGCGAGACCAAGCATTCCGAGTCCCACCTGTCGATCAGTTTCAGACGGGAGGTATTCTCCAGAATCTCCGACACCTGTCCGACCATGAAGCTCGCACAACTCGGACATACCTTCAAAGAATGCTCGTGGGATGTCGTCAAACTCACAGGCTCCGAGATTGACATGTTGTAGCAGGCACGTTCCTCGTGAGGGCAGATATACTTCGAGACAGACGTTACCTCGGATTCGATTTCCTTCATTGTCATACTTTACTTTATTAAGCCAGATGTCGCCGGAACGGATTCCGTAAAGGAGTTGATCTTTGAATTGACACTCTCGCCACCACTCTTCAGTAATGTTGACGCAGCGTTTAACCCAAGGAAGCTCGGAGCGAGGAGTAGAAATGAATTTGTAGCAGTCAGGATGGCTAAGATCGAGATGACAAACCACTGCGCCATTCTTGTAGATCCCGCCTCGTCGGAGGATTTCATTTAGAGTACTGTAGATTTTTGCAAAGGATACAGGGCCACTGGCAGTAACACCAGACGGTCGCTCATGACCTTGTGGGTCAAGTTTAGACAAGTGAACGGCACAGCCTGCACCATAACGCAAGGCATGACTTACGAAACGCCAGGACGCTTCTAGACCGTTCGGACCTTCCATCTCATTCTCAACTACAAACACGGTGCAGCTGACTGGGAGGCGTGAGGTTGGGTCGTCAATCCAAGATTGGACACGACCAGTGCGAGAGATATAGTTGGACATTTTAGATAAGGTCGCCAAGGTGGGGTGGTTTGTAGTTTGGTCCTTTCAGTACTTTACCGTCAGCACGAAGGACTGGTTGCCCGTTATCGTCCAGTTTGGACATGTTGGATTCATGGACTCGACTTAGGGCTTCGTCGAGATCCCATCCTTCGTTCGCTGCGTATTGGTAACAGACATACACAAGGTCCGCAAGTTCTTTAAGGACGTGATCATGCGGCTCATGGTGGTATGCTTCATGAAATTCAGACCATTCTTCATCGATCAAAGATTTCTGTTTTTTCCGATGGATCGCCCCATTCGGGACGCTGAAGGCAGAGCGGAACTCGTTTGCCTGTTGAAGTAAGGTGGGATAACTCATTTTCAAGATAGTGAATTGCTTTTTTTAAGTCTTGCTCCGCACTATCTTTGTATCCAGCACGGGCGATGTATTTAATTGCACACCCAAGGTGGTAATTTAATCCTTGATCTCGGATGAAATCCCAAACTTCGATTGATCCTCGGGTGTAATACGTAGGGGAGTCGGCCAATTTTTTAGAAGATTGGATAAATTGTTTGTGAGACAGAAGTTCTGTCGTTGTAAGGCTAGAAAGATTGTGATGATGTCTTCCTTTCTTGTGTCAGGTTTCTCAAGTGCGTCTTTAATTTGACGAATCTTTAGATCCTGCTCCATTGTCAACTTTGTAATCACTGGAGGGGGTCCAAAGAATTGGGTTCCGGTCGATGAAGTCATAGTCAGTGCATCTAAGAATCTTTGCAAGTCTTGCGTTCTCAAGCGCGACTTCTTCCGAAAGATCTTTCTCAGCGAAAGCTTCGACAACAGTCTTCCAAGAATACCCTTTCTCTTCGAATAGGGCGATTGCACGCTTAATACCAATACCGGGACATCCGGCATAACCATCAGTTTGATCTCCTGCTAATGTTTGAATAAGGTGCCACTGATCAGCATCATCCTGATCAACCCAGTGAAATTCTTTCATGTCGAACAACTTACCGGGTATCTGTCTCATGTCCTTATCAGGACTGCAAATAACATTACCAGGATTAGCAGTGGCGTATATTCCTAAGGCATCATCTGCCTCAAGGCTTGGCATCACGATAACCTCAAACTCTTCTTTGAGTTTGTTAATAACACGCTTGTATCCACAAGGTTTTTTTCGGTTACGGTGACCTTTATAGTCTGGCTGTATTGTCTTACGGAAGTTAGTGCTATCACTAAAGCACAAAATTGTTTCGGTCTCATGCCAGGGAAAGAACTCTTCAATCTTTTTTAGCTCACGTTTTACACATTCATAAGCGTCAGAAAATTTAGAGGTAACAACAATAACATCATCTCCAAAGTCAATTTCATCTTCAGCACTGGCGCAGCATTTGTACACGACATAATCTGCGTCAATGAGGAGCTTCATTTACCTTGCCCCCTGTACTTCTTTTTACCAGGTTTGGTCTTACTATTTTTCCCCATACCTTGCAAGGTCTTCTTCGACTTGAAGGGGACATGGGTTTTCTGACCCATAAGGGTTTTGCTTCTCATTAGTGGGTTTCACTCCAATTGTTTCCGGTGGTTGCTTCAGCGTCAATTTCGACTCTGAGTTTGTAGTACTCTCCAGCTTCTTTAGCGCTGAGTACCAAGGATGAACATAGGTCTTGTGCGTGCTCGGGTGAACACTCAAACTGTAACTCGTCATGTACAAAGGCTAGCTG